ATTCCGCTGAATAAGCTTCCATGTTTCATGTTTTTTGTTTTTGTAAATAATCAAGTCTCAAATCAAATACTTTCTGCAAGTTCCAGACCTCAGGGTTTTTCTCGGCCATCAGTCGGAACTTCTTTCTTTGGGCTTCTTTCCATTCAGAAGGGGACATTGTCGGTGTCGGAGTATGGGGTTGTAATTTCTGGGGGATAGTTCGCGTCTTTTTCGGCTTCATAAATAAATGAAAAGTTTGGATGTTTCATTAATTCCAACTGACCAGTCTCTCCGTGCCTGTTTTTCTCAAAAATTAAATGTACAACATCTTCGGTGGAATTTCCATCCTCATCAGTTTCGATGTTGTAGTACTCTGGGCGATGAATGAATATGACTGAATCGGCATCCTGTTCAAGCGATCCAGAATCGCGAAGGTTATGAAGTGAAGGCGGCCTCCCCTTTGAACCTGTTACAGATTCCCTATTAAGCTGAGACAAACACAAGATACAAGCATCGAGGCGGTCTTTTGCAGCAGACTCTTTCAGCCTCCGACTCATGTATCCAATCTCCCCATTTCGATTATTCTGATAGCCCTCTTTACTCATCAATTGCATGTAGTCAATTATGAATAACTCAATCCCAAACGATTCTTTCATGCTATACATCAAATCGAGAATCACCTCAAAGTTACCTGGTGGGTTTTCGAGATACAATGGCAAGTCCCCAATTTCTTCGGCCGCCTTGTAAACCTTTCGGAATTGGTCATCGGTTAAGTTCCCCCGGCTGATATCTGCATAGCTTATACCAGTTGCAGCTGCAAAGAGTTTCTTTTCGATTTGGCTGGGTGACATTTCGAGGGTGATGATACCAACCTTACCGCCAGCTTTCGCGGTATTGTAGGCAAGGCACAAGGCCATCGTGGTCTTACCCATCGCAGGACGCCCAGCCAAGTAAATGAGGTCTGAGGGTTGCCATCCAGCAAGTCGGTCATCAATCTTTGTGTAGCCGCTGCTTGGCCCTAACAGTTTGAACTTACTACTCATCGCCCTCTCAATTTCTTGAAGTGTTTCGGTTGCATAATAGCTCCGCTTATCCTCGGCACTCGCGTTTGCAATCAGATTCTCATAATCAGAAGTAATTTGAGCCATCACCTCCCCATGCTTGGCCCCCTTGGATAGGTTCATGGTGTTGGCTGTCAAGATTCCAACCAGCCCCTTTCGGATATTGTCCGTATAGAAATTCTGAATGACCTCCTCACTTGATTGTCTCAGGTCAGGTGCAACTGTAATATAGTCATAGAGTTGATTAGGCTGAAGTCCTGCATTTTGCGCAATGTAGTTGACATCTATGGCTTGGAACTTGTCAAGGCACTCCCATATTGAATCGGCCAGCGTCTTGTTTGCCGCGCCAAACATCTCAGGCGATAGCTGACTTGTGACATTGCGCAGATTCACCTTACCTTTTAGAATCGTTCCGAGTACTACTGCTTCTGTGTCCATGCGTCTCGGTGTTTGATAAAGTAATCATTGCAAAGCTCACTCAGTCCAGCCTGTGAAACCACGCGCACCAACATCTTCATCATGGGGTCAGCAAGCACCTGCTTTGTGTCTCCTTTGTATTTTTCGAATAAGCGGCCCATCTGTTCATCCGCGGTCTGGTGAATGATGGCAAGGTCTTTCTCCCTCTCCCTCCGGTTCGCTTCTTCAATAATCATCTTGGCCATCTCGTGATTCCCATCCCTGACCAACTGACGGCTTGTCTCGATAGCCTTTTCAATTTCTGAATTCATGGCTTAAGTTTTTTGCCAATCTCGGCCAGTTTATTAAATTCGTTGACATCACCCGGCACCAATCCTGAACTCGTGGCCGACCTCATTGATGGGTCATCTTGCTTCAGCGGTTGGAGACTTGCTAAGATAGCAGATTTGATTTCTGAAGTTGTCCGCCCTGCGGAAAGATGTTCAACGGTTTCACGCAAGGGTTTCCATGCTCCGTAGTCAATCGAGGCATTCCTGCCAACATAGTCATTGAAATAATCCACTACCTCGCGAATCTGGGAATCGAAGCGTTCAGCCCCCATGTCGTGAAGGCGAGATGAGAGTCTATCATTTTTCAAAAATTCAATCCCCCTTTTCTTTATTTCTTCTTCTTTATATTTTATGGTCGCGATTTGGGTATTTCTTGGTCGTTCTTCTGGTCGTTTTGCTGGTCGTTGTCCACTTGTAACTTTCTGATTTTTATTGTGGTTAATGTGGGCTTTTTTCTGGTCGTTCTTCTGGTCGTATTTTCGGGGTGTTTTGGTCGTTGCCTGTACCCTTTTGCTATTTTCAGAATTGTAATTCTCGTATTTACAGATAGTTATTATAGTCAATCCTTGGTCGTTGTGAGTGCGAATCATGCCGTGTTTTTTGAGTTGTTTTATAAAGTTCCTGACAGCTGATTCTGTCCAATAGTTGGCGTTTAGTTTTTGAAGTGCTTTGAGTAGGTAAACCCGAGCGGCCACCATTTCACCGGCTCGGAGGTAGATGTTTCGCCCAGCTTTGTCTGACCAGTCACTTTTCCAATTAGCCTGCATCAGCATCCAAAGCCAAGCAATTTTCCATTCATCGCGCCTCCCCCAGATCCACGAGTCTTGAATCTTTCGGTGAAGTTTTATGTATCCTTCATTCATCGTTTTTGATTTACGGGCATAAAAAAACCGACGAGCTCAGGAGTAGACGTGGGGAAGCTCGCCGGTGTAATTATGAGAAAAACCTTGATTTGTAGCTTGAGGCGTCTACTCATGATAAGCTGCTACAAAGATAAGCGTATTAAATCAATTCTACAACTGACTACACTATCCCCATCTTGGCCTCCAAAAGTTTCATGTGTGCCTCAATCCTTGCCTTTTGGTCTTTATTCCGAACCGACCTTTTCATCCTATAAAACATTTGCAACATCTTAGCCGGAGGCATCATCTCCCATCCGTACCAGGTGCGGCCGTCTTTGCCTATTCTTTTGGTTGTGTAAACATTGATCTTGGTGTGGAATGTGTCTTGTGACATGGTTGTTAAATTTAGAAAAGTTTAGTTTGTAATTCTGATTCAATAGCGAACTTGTGATTCTTCACATTAAGATTAAAATAGCTTTCCTTCAACTCAATACTGATTGACTTTCTATTCATCTTTAAGGCCTGATATCCTTCTGAACCAATACCACCAAAAGGACTGAATACTGTTTCACCCTCATTGCTATACAAGTGTATTATCCTTTCGATAGTATCAAGCTGAAGAGGGCAAATATGCTTTTCGTCATTATTGTCTTTTGCTGAACGATATTGCAAAGTCCTGCTGTAATTCACATCCATCCAGACTGGACTTGCATAATGCTGCCAAAGATCCACTGGCAAATAGTCTGGCTTAGATGGATCTGTATCCTGATGAGTAATTGGTACTTTATTTTCACCCTCATTCCTAAAGAATAGAATGTAGTCAGGAATGCCTACTCTTGACATGGATGAATCCTTTTTGATGGTCTTATGAAGTAGGCCGACAGATTTAGTTCTCTGCATTTCGGTAACAGGATTTTTCCATATTGTTGTTCTCGCGTGATAAATAAAACCTTGATTGACAAACATATCCTTTATCATTCCTGAAAAGTCTCTCAAGCCAATAAATCCATCCTTCCCTTTTTGAATTGGCAAATCCATGCAATGAACTGCGCATATTCTTCCAGGCTTTAGTATTCTTTTTAATTGCGGAATTAAGTATGAGAAATGAGTCTTAAACATCTCATAATTTGAGACATTGCCCATATCTTTTGGATTGTCAGAATACACATACAGCTCTGCAAATGGAGGGCTGAACACAATCAAATCGACTGAATTATCCTCAATCTCAGCTGACCTTTCTACACAATCTCCATTCATCAATAAATACTTATCTGACTTTACAGTATCAGATTCAATCTTCGCCTTAAACTTATCAAGAGAAGTGTAGTCTGCCTGAGATGAATACTTACTCATTTCTTCAATCATTTCTTTGTGATTTTTTTGTTTTTGTAAAATTGATTGCCTTACATTTTTTTGGCTCTCTGGAATCATGATATGTACATTTACATTCTCTGATTGGCCAAATCTGTATGATCGCCTTACGGCTTGATAGAACTGCTCAAACTTAAAATCGTAAGAGCAAAATACCATGTTGTGACAATTTTGGAAATTCATTCCAAAGCTGGCAATACTTGTCTTTGTGATTAAAACCTTAAATTCTCCTTTGGCAAATCCATTCAATTTATCCGCCTTAAATTCTGGAGTGTCGCTTCCTTTTACGTTAACTGAATCATTTATCTTTTTTGCAAGAAGTTCCGATTCAGTATTTCTTAGTGTCCATACAATCCATTGCCTATCTGATGAATTTACAAGCTGCGCAGTCCTTTCCACTCTTTCATTCATAGACCTATTTAGGTCTTTATGTAAATCAGTAGCAGATACAGCGACATCAGCAAATAAGGAGCCGGTATTATTTTGGACTGGAATAATATGTTCGATGTAGTTTATTTCAGGTAAGTCATATCCACATTGTAATTCATCTATTCTTTTTGGATTATCAAGTGACATCGAAAATGTACAAATATACTTCCAGAAGTCATCCTTTGCGTGTTTCCTAAGCCTCCATTTCTGTGTCTCACCACCATCATGAACAAAGAACATCGCAAGCATTTCAGCGTATGTCATTGTTCCTAAAAACTCACTATGCTGGCCAAGTTCCATGTGGTCATTTGGCGATGGTGTCGCGGTACATGCAAGCTTATATTTGTAATTCCTAAATGAATCTATTATAAGAGATGCCATTTTACCATTACCTTTCAATATACTTGATTCGTCTAATACGACTCCTTTATATTGTGTTAAGTCGCAATTCTTTAATTGATCGAAATTCACAACATCAATATTTGACAAATCAACACCAAACTTATTAGCCTCTGATTTAGTCTGCTGTACAACTGACAAAGGTGCCAATATTAAAACCTTAGATTGAGTATGTCTTGAAACATGATATGCCCATTCAAGCTGCATGAAAGTCTTTCCAAGTCCGCAATCCATGAAAAGAGCAAATCTACCTTTCTTAAGCGCTATTTTTACAGCATACTTTTGCCAATCAAATAAATTGTCATTCAATTCATTTACCTCAAATCCAGTATCTATCTGAATCCTTTTCTTAGAATTTATAAATTGATTATAATCTTTCATATTGATTTACTTTATGAGGAAGCGACGTGAGCCAGCAACCTCGGTGATATAATCATTGTACAAATCTGAATGCTCGGCCTTGAATCGCTTCGCGTCGAACTTCTGCGAAGCTCTTGCAGCCTTCCAAGTGATGACAGGCTTCCCATCGTAAATCACCGCCTCACAGTCGCGCATGGTCATTTGAATCTGCGCCTTGAGCTCTTCCTTGCGAGCTTTGAGGGCTTTTTCTTCCTGCGCAATATCTTGAAGCTCTTCAACCACATCCATGACCTCCTGAGTGGCAAGCATCGACTTACCATCTTTGTGAGATGGATGCTTACTTAACACATCGGCCACATTGACCAAAGGCGGCTCCTGGTCGGTAAGTACATGATTCAGCCAGAAGTTGTCCGCCTGTTCGGCCATGTAAAGGAAATACTCTTCATTGAAGTCAATCTCAAGGTATCCAAAAAATACACCACGAGTCAACCAAGCGACAGCGCCCTTTTTGACTTTACAGATTCCCAGCTGCCATTGCAACTGAGAGAACCAGGTCAGCGGCAACTCATCCGGGTCAACTTCCATTTGTGCTGACTTGCATTCTAGGATTCTGCGTTCACCATCCACAAGATAGAAGCGGTCGGGACTTGCGGAGTAGTAGTGCTTTTCCGCGTGAAATTGAACAGACATCTCATCGCTTCCGGGCTCGATTGAGTATCCGGTTTCCTCTTCGAATATTTGGGCAATGATTGGCTCAAGTAAGTGCCCAGCTCGCGTGAACTCGTTACCTTCAAATGGATGAGTTCGGCCTGTCTTTAACAACCACAAGTCTCGGGGAGTCTGGTATTTATTCAGACCCAAGATTGTCGATATTTCACTTGACCCGATGGAGCCCTTCCGGGCTTCCATGTGGTCGGTGATAGTTTCGAATGTTTGTTTCATGATTTTCGTTTATTTCGTTTATAAAATGGTGCTCCATCCTACCCGAAGCTTCGTAACCGATATCACTTTGTTCATCTCGATATTGTCTTTGAGCGGATGGTTGAACTGCACATAGGCATAATCATCGTCAAGGATGTCGAGGATTAGTGCGTTCACCCATCCGGCATTTGGCATGTAAAATGAAACGGCCTGCCCTTCGTAGAACGGTTCCATCAGTCTTCATTTTTGAAGAGTTCGCCAGTTTCCTCGTCAACTTCCTCAGTCACAACCTCCACGTCAATATCATCAGCCTCTGGGTAGATTCCGTCAGCGTCTAAGTTACCAGTCTGATCGTTGCTGAAGTTGTCGGGCTGGATGATACCCTCATCGCTGACAAATGCGCTCTGCATTTCCTCAGATAGTGGCATGTACTTGCTCAGTTGCTTAATGGCCTTTGCACAGGCCATCGCTTCGTAATCGGTTGCCCATGCGCCACTCGGCTTTGACTTCTGAAATGCATTGCGAAGGCGGAGGCGTTCGACCTCGTCGCGACTAAGCACCACGAAGTTGAAGCCCCCATCTTTGTAGTGGGCTACTGCGTAAACTCCGGTGAGCTCGCCTCGATCGGTTGGAGCTGGCTTGTGTGTGAGCTTGGGCTCAAGTCCCAGCTCGTAGTCGAAATGGTCATTCTGATATACCCCGTACGCATACAAGGTCTTAATCTGTCCACTCCTACGGGCCAAATCAATGTAGCCCTTGTACCCAATCTGGAATTGTACGCTCTTTCCGTAAGGCACGAAGTATACCTGACCGAGGCTGTCCGATGGCTTGAAGCCCAAGATACTCGCCTGCATCACCGCCCCGATTAAACTGGCAGCGCTGCACTCAGCCACCTTCGGATTTTTCACTATGACCTGAGTGGCCATCTGAATCATCCGGTCTGCACTCAGGTGCTTCGGTAGGGCTTGAGCGATTTGAGGCTTGAGAGACTCTAAGACAGACTGTACATCGGTCTGTTTGAGACCGGCCAACGTCCCCTTTTTTGTGGCCTTCGCCAGCGCTTGGCTGGCCTTTTGCTTTGCATCCATGGTTTAAGAATTTTTAATGTGAGTAAAAGCCAATTCGTAAGTCTTGGCAAGTTTATCCATTGTCAAAAAGAAATTGGTATCTCCGTCACCATCCACAAAAATTGGTGTGCCGTCATTAAGATGTCCGACATGCCTCACATTCTTGTAGGCGTAGTCAAATGCGTTCACCCTTTCGGCAAACTCATCTGGCTTAAGATATTCGTGATCCACCAAAACCCCGGAACGGTAATGGTCGATGATCACGAAGTTCTTAGTGGTGCGCAGCTTCTTCTCAATGCTCATGACTGTGTATTTTTGAGGCTTCGATGCCTCGTATTACAAGATAACGGATGTGCTCACTCAGAGTATACCTATCCGCTTTAGACTTAATTTGGAGCTCGCGAAACCTGCGATTTGCGTCCTGCTCCAAGATTCTTTTAAGGGTCGGTGATACCCTCAAACAAATCATTTCTTTCTTATCTCTCATGAAAATTGGTTTGGTTAAGTAATGCCCCAAAAGTAAAACAAAGTATTACAAATCACAAAAAAAAGTGATAATCGTGCAAAAAATACCCTAATTAGGGTAATTTCTCAATTTTTTTACAAAAATACTTGCGTAGTGTTTTACTTTGTATTACATTTGTATTATCACAAACGAGAAAAACAAAAGTCATGGAAGTTATTGAAACGTATAAAATTGAATCGGGGCATCTGGTTAAGGTCATCGTAGATGGCCAGCTCTATGATGAAATTTATGAAGGCGAAAGCCGCGAGGATGCCCAAATCACTTTTAATAACTTTAATCCAGAAGATCACGGGGTTGAGGGAATAGACATCAAAGTAGTTTGGAGGCGCGATGTTTATTCCGTCAGCCCCAAGCTGCAAGAAGGAGATTTAATCGAAGACTTTTTGTTGGACTTCCAAGTAGAAGATTACTGGCACGACCCTGAGTTTTACGCGATTTTAGGCGATGAGCCCGAGATGGTGACAGAGGAGCGCAACTTTGGCGTTTATTACGCCAACATGAAGAGTGATGATCTCCTTGAAAAAGTTAGCGCTCACTTTGATTGTCGCAAGTACAAGCTTGTAAATGTAGGCGGTCGCAGAATTCAGCTGCGATTTGCGGATCATAGCGAGAATGCATCGAACATCGAGAAATACGAAATTGATGCGGATTACTATCTGAGTGTTGTAATCGCCGACGCTGATGCGATCACAGGCTCAAAGAAAGAATGGTTCGAGCTTGACCGGCCGGCCAACTCTGAGCAGATATACTTTACCTCAGAGAATTCTGAGGATGAAATAATTGAAAAAATTAATTCACTTATAAACATTTAAGTCATGATCGTTAAAGTAACCAACGCAATCCTTGCTATCTGTGCTTTGGGCATTATTGTCCGATTTGTAACCGCCCAACCCGGCTCTTACATCGAGCAAGTTGTGGTGACCGACACCATCTACCAATTCGATACCCTATGGCTTCATACGGAGCCATCTAAGCGCACCAATCCCCTTCATCCTACCGAAGTGCCACAAATGGAAGATGAGGCCGTTAAGGCCTACCTGAGGAGGTTCACGCGGCTCGCATTGGATGAGGCAGAGGCTTACGGCATTCTTCCATCTATCAAACTTGGTCAGGCCATCCTTGAGTCCGGTGCAGGATCCTCGCGATTGGCGCAAGAAGGAAAGAACCATTTCGGTTTGAAACACCGGAGCTGGGATAGTGACATGGCCGCGGAAGTCAAAGGCATCATCTATGCAAGTGACGATTGCCCTGACCGTTGCGCCTTTACTTCTTTCAAAACAGATTGGGCTGGGTGGAGGGCCCATAGCCTCGTTCTAAGCGCAGAACGGTACAATAAGGTAAGAAGCGCTGAGAATTACACAAAAGCCGCTCAGGCTCTCTCTGAATGCGGATATGCGGCCGATCCTCACTATTGGAGGAAGTTGGTGCGCGTCATAGAGAAGTATAAGCTCTATGTCCTTGACAGATAAATTTCTCGTTGTGATTTAGTTGAATGAATGGCTCCGACCCTGACCAGGTCGGGGCTTTTTTATTGCGCCCGAATCACTTCAAACGTTACATCATCCCTGGTCGAAAAGTAAAACCTCAACCAATACCCTCCGAGTGGCTTTGGCGGAGCCCCTCTCTCAACATGCCAGCCGACACCGTCAAGGTATTCCTCCTTGTAAGTCGGTAGCTGAACGTGGTGCTGGGTTGACAGATGGGGAGTGTTGACTTT